CTTCTCCCGCGACGGCCGAGCCCAGCACCACGTCGGTAACGTCGATGTCAGGCATGGGCCTTCGGACTCCAGTCGCGATCCGGTTCGGCGCCAAGGTCTCTCAGCGCGTCGGCGACCTCGCCCATATCGATCAACAGCCGACGCTTCACGAGCGCAACGATGTGGCCGAATTCCGCATCCTGGACGTCGACAAGCGCCGGGGATGTCTGGTCTGACGGATCGTCGCCGGTGAAAAACCGCAGCTCGACCTTTGTCGGTCCGTCGTTCAACGTGGCGTAAGCGGCGCGCAGCTGCGCCAGTTCCTCCGACCAGTGCTGCACCTTTTCGAGATCGGACAATCGTAGCATGGTTACTCTTTGTCGTCGCGGACGACGTAATTGATGGAATTGCGCATCGCCGCGGTATCGATCAGCGGCTTCATGTCCTCGTTGTTCCGCGACTTCCGCTTGCGCTTGCGCGCGGCGATCGTGGACGGCTTCAGCGGCGCGAACGGGCCGTCGGTGATCTTGGCCTTGATCGCGTCCCGCGCGACCGTACCGACCCGATGATATTGCCGCTCCACCGCGTCAGGGCGGCCATCCAGCGCGAATTCGCCAGCCTTGCCTATCCCATCCCGGATTTCCTTGGCGACGCTCTCTATGCCCGGCTCCATGAATGGACGGGCAGGGAGGTTCACTTCCGGAGCGCCGTTATTGTGGATGTAGGCGAGGGCCGCGTTGTTGATCGGACCGTCCTTGCGCGAGGCCTTGTCGGCCGGGACGCCGACCATCGTGCGTTTCGAGGCCAGAACCTCGATCCCCTCGGCCATCTTGGCGACGTTGTCGACCAGGACGGTGAGGCCGGTCTTGACGGCCATCAGCCGAAGCTTCCGGGGAATGGATCCGGACCGATCCAGGCATTGCCGACGAGCGATCCCTGCGCGCCGATACCGAATGCACCGCCGTGGCCGTTGATGGTGATGGGGCCGGCGCCAACCATCTTGGCGATGGCGATGAAGCGCAGACCATAGGTCGTGAGGTTCCAGTGGCCGGCTTCCAGCTCGAGGCCGGCGCTGGTGTCGTAGTTGCGCGAGACCTTGCCGACGCTATCGCCCGAGATCGCGCCCGTCGTAAGCCCCGGCGTTGCCTTGCGCTTGGCCGCGTCCGCTGACTGCTTTTCCAGGATCAGGTGATGCGCCGCAAAGAGCATCGTCCCCCAATCGAGTTGCGTCGTTGGAGGAACGTCGGGGTTCGGCGAACTCTCGCCCCACCTTGGCGTCAGCATCAGGCTTGCGATGCCGAGCCAGAAGGTGACAGCCTCATCGGGATACGCGTCGGTGTCGATGAACACCTTGGCAAATCCCTCCCTGAAGCTGTCTTTGGTGACGGACATTTTCGCCTCGAACTATCAGGAGGCCTTTTCGCCGTCCGTGCCGGTCTGCTCGCTGCCTTCCTGCTTTTCCGTCTGGTCAGCGCCGTCGGTCGGAGAGGGCGGAGCATTCGGCGCAGCGGCCGCATCAATCATGCCCTTGGCCTCGGCGACGCCTTCCTTGACGGCCTCGATCGGCTGAGCAGTCATCTTCGAGCGGGCATGGTCGGCCGCCTCATGCTCGGCGCGAACCGCAGCCTCGATCTGGCTGACGATACGATCACGCCGATCGTCATCATGCAGCGCGTTCCAGTCGGCGATCGACAGCTTGCCTTCGGCCGCCGCCAACACGATGAAATCCATGATCGGGCGCTTGGTGTTCTGGCTGATGCGAACGACGGCGGGCAGCTCGTCGCTGCCGAGATAGTTTTGCGCCGCGCCCGACAGATGGGCCGCGGGCACGATGGCGCCGCTCTGGTAAGCCTTGCAGTCGTGCGCCTTGACGTACCAGTGGTCGACGAGCTCGTTCGGCACCGATGCGATGCCCGGCGAGAACTTGACCTTGCGATGGTCCTTCAAGGTGAGGAAGAACGGTCGGGGCACGGTCATCAGCGTGCGCCGGTCGTTTTCCTTGTTCAAGATGAGCTGGTCGACGCGAACGAACGGCTCGCCGGGCTGGTTCATCCGCTTGATCAACTCCTGGCTCGCCCTGCGGGCTTCGGTCATTGCCGCAACTTCTTCCGCGGTAAGCTTGGTCTCGGGCATCGGTCGCTCCTGATTTACTGATTGTGTGATGATGGCGCCGGCCGGGCCTTTTCAGTCCGGCCGGTATCGAGCGATCGACTTAGATGCCGTCGAGGTAGGAGATCGTTTCCGGATAGACGATTTCCAGCACGCCCAGCTTGCAGAACGAAGTCCGCTTGTGCCACAGGCCGTCGTACTGGATCGGCGTCTGCTGAAGGATCGTCATCGGATAACGGACGCGATCCTTTTCGTTGGTGTAGACGATCATGCGGTCGACCGTGCCGAGCGAGCCGATGGTGCCGCCCTGGCCCGCGCCGTTCGCCCACTTCGTCGGGTCAACACGGAGCGAACCGACACCGGCCGTCTCCATGATGTTGTTGTCGCGGATGTACTTCAGGATCGACACGGTGCCAGCCGCCGAAACCAGCTCGGTCGAAATGAAGCCGTACTGGTTGGTCGGCAACAGCACGTCGCTCGGGATGACCGCGAAGCCCGAATTGAACCACGCGGTAACGAGGTTGAGGTTGAAGTCCGCGAGGATCTCGGCCGGGGTCTTGTTGGCCCATGCGGGCGAACCGAGAGCGCCGTTCGGCGCGTTGGCGATCGCCGTGACCTGATCCTGGCCCGGGCGGTTGTTCGAGTTGACGAGGCCGTAGAAGCCACGCGTCGCGTCGCCGTAATACACCATCTGATCGATGTCCATCTGGTGCTTCAGCTTCAGCGCATCGTACTTCTGCTGGTCGACGGGGCGGCCGACCTTCGCGGCCGATTCCAGCTCGAAGATGTCGTAGGCCAGTTCTTCAGCCCAAGGGCTGAGAGGCTGGGTGATCTTCGCGATATCGACGGACGTGCGCGGCACCGCCGTCGAGGTCTTGCCGACCCACGAAATGCCGCCGACCGTGGTCTGTCCGGTGCCGAGGCCCCCGGGAGAGCCGAAGGTCGAGACGGTGTAGCTCGACACCTCATCCGCCACCGACACGTCGGTGCGCAGCTTGATGTCACGCGGGAAGCCGATCTGAACCAACGGAGCATGAAGGTCGTAGTCCATCCGCTCCAATTCGCCGACGAGGAAGGCGCCGGACGAGTCCACCATCTTTCCGTCGTGCGTGGTGTAGCGCTGGTCGAACGTCTTGCCGCGCATGTTGCCCTTGTCATCGGAGGTGAACTGCCGATTGTCGAAGGTCATCATGTCGCCGGTCTTCTTGCGGCCAACGAACCGGGCGGGCATCAGATAGTCACGGCCGTCCGCGTTGCGGTGAAGCGCAAAACCCGGAGGAACGTGCAGTTTGCCGTGCGGCGCTGCGAGCGCAAGACGGTCGTACGATTTGATGACTTGCAACATTGTCTTGAACTCCTGTTTGCCGGCGATCGCCGCCGTTGTTGCGTTGTGAGGGAAATGCGAACCGCGCCGAGGATCAGGCGCTAGATGTTGAAGCAGAGCTCGGCATTGCCGTTGGTATCGACGCCGCCCGAGAACGTCGTCTTGTTGTCAAGCGCGATGGTGCTGCCACCCGTCGCCGCGGTCTCGAAACCGCCCTGGACGTGGCCGCCGCCGGAGGCTGCGACCCACACGAACGCCGGGCCGCCTTTCTGCGGGGTGCCGACACACGGGACGAGCACGTAGCCCGAGCGGATGACGTCGATCGCCTGCTGTTGCGCGACCGGCAAACCGCCGAAGCCCTGCTGGCCGGAAAACTGGTTCGTAGTCGCCTGCTGGAACGGGAACACGCGCTGCGCGATGCCGTAGATTGCAGCGAGGCCGTTGTCGCCCGCCTGCACCAGCCGCACCGAGTTGTTGCCGTTGAGCGCGGCGACGACGGCAAAGCCGGGCAGCACCGACGCCGATCCAGCATCGAGCAGGCAGGGCTCGATGGTGCCGGGCGGATTGTGGCGCGTCATGTCGCCGGGAGAGCCGGCATTCATGCGAAGGTTAAAGGCGACGTCGTTGGTCATCGCTCGACCGACGAAGCGAGCCGGCAGCTCGATATCGCGCTTCTGCTTGATGATGACGGCCGGCGTCGAGAACACCGCCGCCAGAATCGATTTGGCTTTGAGCAACATTGTCATCTCTCCTTTCGAGAGGTTTCAGTTCGATGGTCGATGGAGGTGAAGCGCGATCGCGCGAGTCCGCTACTTGTCCTTGCGCTCGCGCTTGGCGGCGAACTGGTCGTAGACCTTCTGGAGGTCGGCGATATTCTTGACCGGCCCGGTCGTCACAGCGGCACGATGGTCGCCCATGCGGACGGGGCCGCCCGCGTTGGCATTGTTGTTGGCCGTGCGCTTCATCGCCGCGACCGAGTTGAACAGCGCGCGGATCTCGCCGCACTTCGGAGCCTTGCTGTCGAAGGTGTTGCGGCCGGTGACGGCATCGATCATGCCGCGCGTCTCGGCCTGGCCGTAGGCGAGGTCGAGCGCCGAACGCCGCAAGTTGCAGATGGAGTCGAACGTCGCCTTCGGCTTGGCCTTCGCGTCGAACGTCGGCACGCGGATGCCGGGGGCCAAAATTTCGGCGTCGGCGATCACGCGCTGGAAGCTATCTTCCAGATAGACCGAGTCGACGGCCTTGCGCGCCTTGTCGCCGGTGCCCGAGGGCGCTTCCATCTCGAGTTCGTTCATCAGCTCGCCGTCGGCGGCCTTTTCACGCTTCTCGCGGGCCTCTTTTTCCTCGGCAGTCTCGTCGCCGCCCTTCTTGTCGCCGAGCTTGGCGATAGCGTCGTGGATGGCCTTGAAGCCATCCTCGACTTTCTTCTCGAGCTTCTTGACCTTGTCGTCGGGGTCTTCGTCGCCCGTCGGCAGGTGATTGTGCACCTCGATATGGTGGCCGCCCTCGCTGGCTTCGTCGGCGGCTTCAACCAGCTCTTTCTTGATGGCCTCTTTCTCGCTTTCGTCCTTGGCCTTGAACGCCTTGTCGAGGACAGCGAGAAGCCGGGTACCGAACGAAGTCTTTGCAGTGGTAGCCATCTGGCTCTCCTGTTGATGCGTTGAACATGCAGAGTGGTCGCCGATGGCACAGCGGGGGCCACAGCGACCCTCATCGACACCCGCGACGTGATTGAAAATGATGTTGCGTTGACGGCCGAGACCTGAGCCGGGTTCGCCCAGCTCGTCATAGTCGCAGTCGTACCCCATGCTGACTTCGCGCATTCCTGCGTCGATCGCAGCTTGCCCGTCGCGAGACCACACCATGAGGTCGCCGAGCAGTACGTCGGCGTCAGCTCCCGTGCCTTGGCGCGGGTTCATGATGTGTCCGTGCGCCAGCTCCATGACGTTGTCGGGCGTCACCGACATTCCGTCCGGGTGATAGATGATGAACGGCTTGCCGATGGCGCTCGCAATCGTTTCGGGCCGGAACACCTCGTCGGGCGTGCGCTTGATCGTGACGTACTGAAGCGGCGACGACGGCTTGATCGGCGTCTCGTCCGGGCCATAGATCTGGTCGCCGATGCGCGCGAGCGGCACGTCGTAGCAGATCAAGAATCCTTCCGGCGTCTTTTCACGCTTCGGACCGAGCTTTGCGACGGTATAGGCGCGCATGGTCTAAGGGCTTCCGTATCCCAGCATTACAAGCAGCGTGGTGGTGTCGCCTGCGGTCGGGTCGGTGATCGCAGCGATGTTGGTGGCGCCGGTCGCATTTAGCAGGGCGCATTTGCCGGGGATGACCGGCATACCGAGATTCGGATCGGCGGAGACTGTCGTGTTGCCGATGGCGACATAGGCGAGCACCGCGCCGGCGTTGCAGACATAGGCCACCGTCACGGTTTCTCCGGTCGGCAAGCCGAGCGACTCGTTCTGCGACACGGTGTTCGCGACGATGTTCGGCGCGCGGGCCGTCAGGAGAAAGCTGTTGTAGACTTGCGCGCCTTGCGCGTGCGCGGGCGATGCGCCGATGAGCGACGCGGCGATCGTAGCCGCAATGGCAGCGATCCTGGCCGCGTTCATCGCTTCGTCAGGCCAAAGCTGACGGCGACGCCAGCGGCGGCGACCGTCGTGTCATTGTCGGGCATCGCACCCGTCAGACACATGCCGAGACCGAGCGGGAACGTCACGCCATCACCGGCATTGAGCGGCGTGTTCTGATTGGCGGGGAGCGCGATGGTCCAGACCGGAACGTCGGTACCGCACACCGGCTGCGTCGCCTTGTTGTAGAGCTTCAGGAAATAGGCGGTCGCGGTGCTGTTGCTGGCGGTCCCGGCTTTCAGGAGCACGTTGCCCGCCAGCACGAGGTTTGCGTTCACGCTGGCGGTGCTGAGGATCTTCTTGGGCGCACTCTGCGCGAGCGCCGGCGACGCGCTTGCCAACACGGCGGCTATGGCGATACCGGCGATCTTCCGCATGGCGTTGATCCTCGTTCAACTCGTTCAGTGAAGGAGAGGCTGTGGTTACTCGGTCCAGGTCACGTCGATGTTGACGTTCGGGCCCGCGGTGGCGAAGGCGGCGGGGAAGTTGAGGCAAGCGCTCTGCGCAGTACCGCGGAGCACGAGGTCTTGCTGCAACA